AAACAAAGGCTTACTGTCGTAAATATAGTTTCCCGGTGAGTACGTCAGCACGCCTGCGATGGATTCGTTAAAGAACGCATGTCCGGCGGCGAACCCACCAAGGGTAAGAATCTTCGCGAAATGGCTCTCTAAAGTCCAATGGACGGACTCCGAAAGAGAATTAGCGAGTTCGCGCATAAAGTTTTCGGATTTGGTATTATCCTCAACTACTTCCTGGTTGACCGTGATAATATCCCCGAACTTGATAAACTTCCCATAGGTGGTAAACCCTTCCGCCGTAGCAAGAGTCGGGAGCGTTTCACCTTCATCCACTTCATCCAATTTACCGAGGCTTACCACCGAGGTAGATTGGTCATACGACCCGCTCGAAACGTCCCTTACGTCAAAACATTTGTCAAACTTTGTTTCGTGAAGATCATAAGATTCTAAATACCACTCGTATAAATTCCGTTTGGTACTTTCAACTAAATTGATTCTGTTAATCACGTTAAACTCTCCTTAGAGTTTGAGAAGTGACTCATTCACACAATGAGCCTACATATATTTCAAAACGCTCTCTTTGGAGTTTCTTCTACCTTAAGATTTACGTCGGAGGCTCCCGACGGGAAGGAACTCTTATGGGTAAATCAGTAAATCTTAGACAACACCCGTATTGGTTTTGTCATAGATATGGACTAAAACCATTTGATTGGTAATATCCACATCGTCAATCCATAAAATGGCTTCGTTGTTCTCACCGACATCAGCCTGCTGAATATTAGCCGCTGTAACGATCAAATCGCAGGTTTTACCGACAAGATCGCGCGTTACTGCGGCATCGGCCGGAATCCAATATTGCGTTTCTCTGCTTGTATCAACCGGAACTTTATCGTTGCCTGCCGTACCGCTTGAAGTAAATTCACCGACGCAAGCCCACCCGAAAACTACGGTATCGCCGGAATCGGCAATATCAGCCCGTTCATTCGCGTCTAACTTTACAAACTTCCCTCCGTCATCAGTAAAAGCTTGGGAGGCGGCTACCGGGACATGGCCTACTATTCTGCGATTTGTTGACTGCGCGTATCCAAATGGAAAAGGTTTATTCCCTTTTATCATCTTAATTCTCCTTTAAAAATTTGTTGTTTTAATGATCTCCTGATACCTTTTTGATTACAGCTCCAGGTTCAGAGCGAAAGGAGATTTAAAAAATTATTTACCAAGTAATTGGCGGATCGGTTTTCCTGCATCTTTGTCCCTTTGTTTCTGTTTCGCCATGAGATAACCATAATCTTTAGGCTTTAAATTTTTAATGGCGGCATCGTCTAATTGCGCCTGGTTAAGTCCTGAATTCGGTGACGGAGTAACAGGTTTCGTTTCCCTGCTTCCGCTTCCCGGAGTTCCGCCCGCGCTTGTATCTCTCGGTCTTACGTTTGCGTTCTTTCTTGCATCGGCTAGAATTTCGTCCACGTGTCTACCCCGCACAATGTCGATAGCGTTTTTAACCGCTGTGCCTGCATTTTGAGGATTAAGTTTTAAGTCCGTCGGAATCTTTTCGATTTCTTCGTCGATTTCATCATTCCAGGTCGCTAAAGCATCTTTATCTTTTTGTTCTTTTACCTTCGCTTTGGCTCTATCCGTAAGATACGCCGCGTCAATCGGCGCTCTTATGGCTTGGCCTGTCTGATGAAATCCTGCCGATATTTCCGTTGCGATCTCAACCGCGGCATCGATTAACTCGGCGTCTTTATCCGGCCAGCGTTTCTTGAAAACTTCTGACGCTGATTTCTTGATATTGTCGATATGATTGACTTGCTGAATAGGCGGCGGACGCTGTAACCCCTGTCCGAGATTTATTCTTTCCTCAAGCTCTTTTTGCTTTCGCTCAAGCTCGATAACCTTGTTGTGACCGCGAGGAAGGCCGTCGGCTCCGATTAAATCAGCTTTTTTGTATTTCTTACCGTCGATAACGATTTCATCGGCAGCTGGCTCAACAGGTTCATCGTCAGGAGTATCTTCCGGTAGGTCATCAACTGCCGTTCCCCCTTCCGGTTCACCTTCCACGATTGAAAATGATTTCGGTTTTAAAATGTCAAAGAACGTGTTTAACATATCCCTTTTACCTTTTCTTTTACGCCGCTAGGATCACGGCGAGGGTTTAAAATAAAAAAGGCCTGGAAGATGTTTAATCCTCCAGGCCGGTAATAATAAAAATGTCGCGGTCTAACTTATTTTACTTAAGACGTCTGTAAATTTCCTCCTGCACACCCAAGAGATAAATAACATTTAAAATTGCTCTGATAATATTATCTCTTTGATTTCGAGAATATTTTATATCAGCATCATCGAATTTTAAGCATTTTTCTTTTTCAATCGGTTCCGGGCTCAACTTGCCCCTCTCTTGGGTCTATCGGTTCTTCCAAAAGATGGTGAATGGCCAGGATCTCACCTTGAAGCCTTGCAATATTCGGGTCAGTCGTTGGAATCCTGATAAGCTGTGCAATCTTGAAATTTACGTTCTCCCTTTGCAGATCAAGATACTCTTTAGCTGCCTCGGAATTCTTAAAACCTTTCTCAAGCTCATAAAGTTTTATAGCTATGGCGCGATTGTGCTTATGCTCGATTTTAATGGCTTCTTCGCGCTCTTTCTGAATTTGAGCGGTTCTAAGCCTAACTTTAGCCTGTCGATATAACTCTCGTCCGCCATCGGCGATCATAGATTATTCGCTTTCTCAAAGTCATGTAATATTTTACGAAGTTTTCTTATTTTAAATTTGTAAATTGTTATTGTAAAAATAAGCGAAAGAACTATTGTCCACAATATGGCAAAAATTAAATTTCTTATCATACCGGAGGCCTTTGCGGTTGAGGCATCATGCCATTCCCGCTATTCATGGGATATTTCTCGGCCATTAAAGCGGTTGCCTGTTCAGGGGTATAACCGTCTTCCAGGAGTTTCCTCGTCTCTACCCGTATCTGCATAGATTCTTGGTCACCTTGAGCGGCTTTGGCTTTCTCCGCCTCAACCTGTCTTACGGCTTCTTTGGCGATTTCTAACTGTTCTTGATACAATTGTTCTTCTGTCGGTAAAACCTTTCTTAATCTACGCGCCCATCTAAAACCCATTGCTTTAATGGCTTCTTCGAGTAAAAACATTCTCGTCTTTGCTCTTTGCTGAATATCAGGGTGTTTCAAAGAAAGATCGACAAGGTACTGCACCTTTTGTAGCCTTTGCTGGTCGTCGGCCATTTCAGCCGTTCCCATAGGAATATAGTATTCTCTGCGTCTTAGAGCCTCTCTGGGTATTTCCGGGAACGCAACTTGATTATTACCACCGACAGCCCGGTATCTCACCCCGGAAGGTTTAAACTGATAATAAAGCTCCATGCTTTGATAAGCGGACTCAATGAGAAAAGATGATTGTAACTGATCGAGAAAAGGTGAAATCCTGATATTGGCTTGACCTAGAAGAATAGCTTCCTTCTGCGCCGGGGCTGTGGGGTCTTGAGGTAAGCTTCTTCCGGATAGTCCGCTTGATACGCCGCTTCTGTCTCCGGCCATCTTCTCGGCTCCGGCGACAATATGCTCCATAAACTGGATATTACGACCGGAAACCTCATTAGCGATCAAATCCGTTTCAGGGTTATCGAGCCAGTACACCACCCCGGCGTAATGACCTTTGGAAAGCTCCCCGGCGACTTGTTTTTTATTTGACGCTCTGCCCTTCCACGATGGTATGACCTGTGCTATAGCGCAATCAAACATAATGTCATAGGCGACGTTGGCTAAAGTTTGCGGGTCTCTAAGCATTAGAGCAAGGCCTGCCCTGTAAATCCCCGCTTCTTGTTTCCAAGAGATGTGCCCCTTGATGTAATCCCAGCGATTGTGATACCAGGGGTAATTAAAGATTTCCAACAGCCATTTTCCGCCTTGTTTATTTTCCTCTGAATAATCTCCGGTCGTTTGATTATTATAAATCACATAAGCAAGGTATTTCCTTTGAATATCATCATCTTTCTTGGAATATTTGAAAAGGACGCGCCAAACCGTGAATTCTCTGTTTTGAAATAGTTTTGAGAAATCCTCCGCTCCTTCGTCTTCGGTGAAACTTTCTTTGATTTCATCAACGATAGCTTTCTCAAAGAATCCGGCCTTCTGTTCGGCGATCAGGTCATTACCTACCCAACACTGCTTTTCTGCAAGGAAAGACGATGTTTCGACGGATTCTTCCAGCGGATGGATGTACAAATTCCAAATACTTACCGATCTCGGCTTAGGGTTATTTTCAACGACAGCGTCAAATTCGACTTCGTAATGCTGACGTTTGTTCTTTTCCAGGTTCCTAACGATTCGCTTTTTGTCTTTATCATCTTCCCAATCCGGATAATTGGCCTTGAATTTAGCCAAGTCTTTAATTCCTTCGTAAATCTGATCGTCGCCTTGAGGTTCGAGCCTATAGACCCAAGAAAGATTAAGCCATCCGGTTCCATGAAGAATAGACTCGTGCCTCCCAAGCTCGCTTCCTTCTTTGATCGGGACTTCGGAGTGCATCACTAAATCAAGAAATTCCTCTTTGCGCTCGGAGATTTCCACGTCAACGCCGGGTTCTTCTTCGTGGGATTCAAAAGGAGACGGTTCAATTCCGATGATAGGCTTATTGAAAAACATAGCCTTTTCGGTCTGGGCGTAAACGGTATCTACCTTTTCGGCAGTGAGGGGAATATTGAAATTAGCGGCTTTATCCGATGGATATTCTTTAGGCGCAAGAATACCGTCATACTGGTCTTTATCGTTTCGCCACTGCTCCTCAAGACCTAAATCAACCCTGGCAGTTTGAATCTCATCAATCTTTCCGCAGATCATATTGAGGATGGTTTCTTTTTCATCCGCATTAAACTTAGCTCTCTTAAATCCGAGCGGCAATTTCTTCTCGTCCTCATCGACTTCGGTGAAGACAACATTCTGACGCTGTGGTTCTTCTTCGACTTCGGCGGTTGGAACGGTTACGTTCTGTGCATCTTCGATTTCAGCCATCAGTACCCCGCAGTTCTATGGCTTGAATTCACGCGCTTCTTCATTTTCTTAGCCATCTGGGGGGGAATTTTACCTTTTGGCATTTTCACATGTTTACCATGTTTCATTTTTTCCTCGCTTTCTTTGGGTGAATCTTCGTTCCATAATTAGACTTCCACTTTTTATAAATTTCAGGATGTTTCCATTTTAAAAAATTACGCTGTTTACGCGATCTAAACGGTGACATCATTCTCACTTAATTTTAAGAACGGTAAATCATCCTTACTTTTTAAAAACACGACGGAGCACCGGAAAGAGCAATTATATCCGACAATCCTATCTGATTCCTCCGCTAGGAACATGCGGAATTCCGGTGCTCTGCGTTCAAAATACACAGGATAACCAGGAGAATCTTCATATTTGAATTTATTTAAATATCTTTTTGCTTTTTTAAAATCGTATAAAGGACATGCTTCTCTGATGCCAAACTTTCTTGTGAGCTTGTCAAAATTTTCCGCGATCGATATCAACGCACGTTTAAGATCATTGCAAAATTGAAGCATTTCAATTTTTAATTTTTCCGGATTATCCGACACGGAATAATATTTTTTTACTCCGAATTTACGATGACATAGAATATGTTTTTGACGGCACATGATTCCGGTGACGATCCCCTGCAACCCAGATGTAACCGTTTTAGGGATAATCGCTGAATCTGGAAGATTAACTATTTCATCGTAGGCTATAAGGCTTTTGATAGTCGTATATTCCCGATCTGTAGCGATCATCTCTTAAACAACCTTATAAATTGTCCTGGTTCTTGAATAATCGGTTTCTTGAATTCCAAATTTGAAGCGATCTTAAGCGCGTCACATAGTGCCTCAATGACTAAAGCTTTATTCGGAGGACATTCGATCTCCACGGTTCCTTCTTCTCCTTCGTGCTGAACGGCGTAAATCGTTATAAGTTTTGCGCGTTTTGGTATACGACCGTTATTTTCCATTTAATAATGCCTTTACTTTTTTAACATTAACCTTGGGTTGCAAAGTCTTTCCATAAAAATTAAAATCACATTTTTCGCGCCAATCTTCATCAATTAAAATTCCATATTTTCTTGCGTTTCTTCTACCAATATACGCCGAACTAAACGTACAGGTAATAAAATATTTATCTTCCTCTTCATCAAATGTTTTTTTAATTTTTATCCCGCCAATAATAATATGCCCGGCTTTTCTCGCTGTCCTCTTTGCCAAAACAAAATAGCGATCACTAAGTTTTGGACTTATATCCAAATTCCTGATATTTGATCTTCTTCGTATACCAAACTTTTTTAATAACCGGAGGGTACGATTTTCAAGCGGCTGATTCGCCATCTCCGCCTTTCCACCAATCGCCATCTTCACGTTCCCGTGTCTGCGCTTCGGAGGAATAGGAAATTGGCGCGAGATATAGAATTATATTTTTCAGCAGGCATACATGGTTTGTCATGGAAACAATCGGATAGCAGCATCGAACAAATTTAGACTTATCTTCACTCTTATTCCACTTGCAATTAGGACAGTATCCATCCGGTATCACGGCTTAAACCTGATCGTCATGAAAATAACGATGAATAAAATAACCGCGAGCATTACTATTGGCATAAACGCATGATGAATTTTAAGTTTAAAACAATTTGAGAAAGTACAAAGCCTGCAATAAAGAAAATCCAAAAGTCAGCACTCTTTAACCGCCTAATCATTCCGGATCGAAATAGCATTATCTCGCCCTCACAAAAAACACGATGGCTAAGGCAATCGCAGTTAAAAACAAAATAAGAGGCATATATTTCTCCCTGGATGTTCTCTGTGTAATACCGGTTACTTGTCCATGCTCATTAAAAATAAGATAATGAAATCTCCTCTTGCTAAATGCTTTCCAGATTCCAAGATCGTACAAAAAGTTATAAATCCCGATAATTGATTTCCAGAAATAAAACTCTGCCATAGTTACTTTTCTGCCATATGGGATTCGTGAGCTTATTTGATAATAAAAATTAGATAGAACATGCCATTTAGCCCGTATGGACTTGTATAATACGGTCATCGTGCCCGTACTCTCGCGCCCATGCCGTAGTTTGAAACTGATTCGGCCGGCCTTATTCTTTCCTCAATATCATATCTATGCTGATCGGGGTTTGAAACCGAGAACACATTCACACAAATATACTCTACACAATTTAAAAGATGCGAATAAAAATTATCATGTTCCGGAATTTCTTTATCAGGCCGCCCTTCTCTGCCTTCCGGATAGTGATAGCCTCCCTGAAATCCCTCGTCAATAATTCTGCACGATTCGTCAACTATGAGCATCGGGATATTGTCATGATAAGTTCTTAATTTATCCTCAATGATCGCTTTTCTTTGCTGATAAGTCGAAGGCCTAAAAATAACATGAATGCCCTTTTCGGCTAAAATATCAATACTGGTACGTTCATCCTTGTCCGACTTCTGATTTCCAGCCGGATCGCCGTAATCTTTCCACTCAACCCCATGGGGTAAAATATAATTCTCGTTTGATATTGTTATGATTCTGTCCCGGAAGTCTCTAAGCGTTTCATCCTGGCCTAGAACCTCTTTTAAAATAACTAAACGGCCTCGGACGATTTGAGCAAAACATACGGCAGGATGATGAAACCCGAAATCCCATCCGCGAATCATCGGTAATTCGGTATTCCACTTTAAATCTTTCCTTCTATGCGCCTCAATGTGGTATCCGTCATAAAAAGGTTTCCCGGCCGAAGCTATATAATTGATATCAAGCTCCTCGGCGATTTCCCTTTTTGTTCTGCGCTGCGCTTCGACTTGATACCATTCTTTTGTTTTTGCCGGGTGCTTTGACCAATGAAGCGTATAGACTTTTATCTGCCCGCTATTTCTTAGATCAGCAAATTTATTATATTTGCCTTTAGGCGTTGATACAGGAATTCGGCAAGGCGTTGAATCCCCGGCGGCCTGCCAAATCGATGCAGCACCTTCAGCATGAGCAAACTCGTCCAAAAGAATTGCTTTGTATCTTCCCTGTCGTGAGAATGTCGGCGTTGTCGCCTCGCCTAAAATCTGATTTCCTTTTTCTGGATTTATCAATTTCGTAAAAGACGAGTGTTCTCGCTCATTAAATCCTTTAGGAAGAAATTGCCTAGGTAAAAACGAGATGAGATAGCGCATTCTTTCAAAGAGCGAATCCATGTCCCCGATGCGGTCAACCATATCCTGCATGCGGGAGCCGACTTTAAACTGGTATCCGTGCCAATTCCATCCGTAGACGAATATTCCTAGAATCATCCATGTGACACCCATGTCGCGGGACTTTTCGGTGAGAGAATCGCGGCCTGATTGAATATCATCCCAAACAGAGAGGATATACTCGTCCTGAAACGGATACGTGATAAATGGAATGTGAGGATTTTCTTTGCGTGGATCAAATGTGAAGAAAAAAGCGTTGAAAGTAAAAATGATATCCCGGCGGCAAGTTTCGTAGAGTAAAGCTGAATTTTCTGCATCAACAAATTTCTCAATTAGCCGACTGCGCCAAATCAAATTCTCGCGTGACGATTTCGGGTATACGAGTTCGGATATTGTGGACAAGTTCACTTTCGCTAAGGTTGTAAACGTTGATTATTGTCTTGGGTATATTTCCGGTCTGCTCAATTTCATGCCTATCCCGCCAGCCGTGATTTTTCAACCAAAATATTGACCCTGCGCCATTTTGTCCCTCATGATGCGCCTCAATACGTGTAATTGCTTTTTTTATGGTGCAAGTAAACTCCTCATGCTCTTTGTAATCAGTCAGACTTTGTCTATCAGCAAAACCAAGCTCAAGCGCTAATTCGCAAATTTTCGGAGTGTCAGTATTGGCAAAGTACCTATCAATCCCTTGTTCCAGCGATTTGGCGGATAAAAACTTTGCCGGTCGGCCTACTTTTATTTTTTTAGCCGGAACGACTAATTTTTCCTCGCACTTTTTCTCTGCAAGAAATTCAGCGATGACTTCCTTAACAATTTCAGATTCCATTGGACTCCTTAAAAAACAAAAAGGGCGCGAGCAATAAGGATTTATCCCTTATCTCACTCGCGCCCGGCCGGACACATTGCATTAAAACCTAGATTTGCGATAGGTTCTAATACGAAATTATTTTACCACGACGTATTCAAAATTTTAAGCATTTATCTTTTAGTTTCTTTTCTCAATAAACTTGTTATAGCAATAATTGCAAAGCCCTCTGGCCTTATGAAAACACATCATCGACCCACAGTGTCTACACGCCTTGTAAACCTTCGTGATAAACGGATCATCGGATTTCGCTACTTTACGATGCTTAAAAAATTCAGCGATTTTTTCTACTGGATAATTAGATATTAAAATTAAGTAAAGAACTTCGAGAAGGGCGACAGCTTGGGATTCCGTAAGCCCGGCCTGTTGAGCATACCCGACACACTCAAACCCCTTTCTAAGATCGGGATGCGGTTTTGAATAACTGAAAAGCTCTTTGATCTCAGCCTCTTCGTAATTTTCTCCGATCCAAATAACATAGAGCGTGAAAAGCTCCATCATCTTCACACGAAGGCCGTCTAAGATGCCGAAATATTCCTTATTTTTCAACGCAACGCTTTCTTGGTTTTCAAAAATGATATGGCTCGCAACTTCTTTGATGGTTTTAATATACCCCGGGGCTCGCATTATAGGGGTGGTGTTCAATAGTGAAATGGCTCGCAATCAAGCTCTGGATTACACGCTTAAAATAGCTCACACGATGCAGGTGGCTTTCACGTCTTCTTTGGCACACAAGCCTTTCAAGGTTTTCATGTTTTTCCTGGGTGGATTACATCATCTCGCTGGTTCACAGAGTTCTACTGGTTTTCACATCTTTATTGGTTCGCACCACAGTGATGGTGTTCAGTCTTTCAATGGCCTAAGCATACTCATGATGTTTCTTCCCTAAAATAGCTTCCGCATACGGCCGCGTAGGTGGTTCAACTCCTTCCGCTTCGTACCACGCAAGCCATAAATCCTGTAAAAACATTTTCTCCAGATATCTCATGGCCATATTCTCAACATGACCTTTTGTGCATCCGTTAGCAAGCCACGTCGGGCTCGCATCCTTAGATTTGGCGTGTTGCTCTTTAGTGAGATGGCATTTATCTCTATGCGTCATCCTGTGTTTGTAGTCGTCGTACAGTTTTCTATATTTCAACGGTTCATGTGTTTCAGCATCGAAATTTTGTTTTATGAGGCACCCGGCCAGCACATAGAGTTTCGACTTTAGAAAACCGTTCCAATTCGCTTTTTCGCCTTTCTTCCGCTTGACGGCTGCACCGTCGATTAAGTGAAGACCTGAATAAGCCCATAATTTTGAAACCGTCGGAAATTTCTTAATGTCTTTTATGCTGGTGATAAGACAAGCAGACATTCTTTCGGCACACCCGCGAATATTAAGAAGAAAATTTCCATAAACAGGATACTCAAACAAGTAAGGTTTTATTATCTTGAGCAATCCGGCTTCGGCTGACTCAAGTTTTTTCCTGTAATCGTCCAACTCTTTCTTTCGTTCTTCCGGGAATTCTTCTATTTCCTCAGCAGCGCGTAACCTCCCGGCAAACTCATTTTTAACTTCCTGGAAATCGTAGAAACTCCTGGCATAGATACTAAGCATATTCATATAAAACCACCTTATTATTTTCTTGCCATTTCAAAAGGATTCCACCAATGACGAGTATTTAAACGAGTTTCTAAAACGGCAACTCTAGTTTTAACCTGCTCTAACTCATTGTAATGAATTTGATAATGAGCATTTTGTAACTTGAAAACAATTCCGGCTCCGATAAGCATAGAAATAATCGCAATAAAAATAATATTTAAAGTCTGTAAACTTGGATGGCAATCAATATGATTACTCTTTTCCACTCTCAACTCCTTTTCGTTGAATCAAACGGAACAAATATCTGTCCGTCTATTTCATACGCTTCTATTTTTTTAAACTTGGCTTCCGGCAAAGCCCTATTTGAAACTAACGCTGCGCCATTTCTTCGATGCCGCCTAACACGTCTCACAACGCCGCGCTTTTTCCGCCCGCCTTTCCGTCCTGCTTTCTGCATATTTAAAGCGATATGAGCTGTAGTCATATTTTTTCTTTCAAGCCAGGAGCAAAGCTCGGCGTTATCGAGATTCGCCCCAAATTCATCCTCATAAGATTTGTTAAGCTTTCCGTATTTAACCCTGTTCCCGGCTCCGGTAAAAACGGATAAATTTTTTTCAAGCCACAATTCTGTTTCTTTATTCATTTAAGCACTCTCCTCAACGGTCATGCTACACTCCTTGAATCATCACAAATTTCTTTAAGCTGACGGCGTGTTCAATAACATTCTTCGTTCCTCGACTTTTGCCGTCCCAAAAAGCAAGCATCTGATCGCATTTAAAGGCTATTTCCCGGTTACGTATAAGATAAACAAGATCGGGCGGATTATTTTTATAACTAAGACGAATAACCTCAATATCTAAATTTTCCATCTGTGCGTACTTTATAGTAAGTTTACCAACTCCATTAGTCCCGCCGGAAATTAAAGTTAAGTTGTCGTGAATTTCTCTTTGAGCATTTATGTGTTCTTCAATTACTTCGTAATCATTGAACGTTCTAGAACCTACTATCGCCAGTTTCATGGCTTCTCCCCAGTAAGTTCCTTCGCCATAGGGTCGGTTAGGATGGCGTCGATAGCTCTACAAATCTCTCCACACCCTGCTCTGACCTCAACAAATTCACCGGATATTCCATAAAAAGTATTATTACAATTTATCAGTACCTCCACAGCCTTCTTAACAAACGTGCGGAGGGTATCAGCTTCATCCTTCATTCTTTGATACGCCGATATCATCTTGTGATTTTCTAATTCCTTCCTCAACTCATCTGCTACGGCGCGTTCGGTGCGGATTGCTTTGACGATATCCTGGTATAGACAACTTGGCAATGATGGTCTTTCTATATCGTCCTCAAAGAATTGGTTACTTGCAATTGAAACTATCTTCTTTGCTATTTCTTCCGGCGTTAAATTATTCATACGGTGTCTTTTCGTTCATGGGTTCACCAACTGTACTTTCCGCATTTACAATTACCGCGTGTTGAATTTACAAGACTGAAACCACATACTTCGCACTTTGGAGCCTTTGGTTTTTTCTTCTTACGCTTATTACTCACGTCCGCACCTTCCTCGCGTTAAATTCTAACCACTTCCTAGGATTACGCATTTCAGCAAGTTTATACATCATATCGTAAAATCCTTTGGCCGTTACAAGATCAAATCCAAAGAATGATCTAATATCCTTAATTAACTGAACAGCAGTTACAGCCCTCGGTTTTAATTTAGTCATAAATTTCTTTAACTGTAGAATCATAAAGTTCAGCCAAAGAAGGATTAAGATCAATCATATCCATAGCTATTTTTTCGGCTTCGCTTTCATTTTTGGCGTTAACTTCTACGGTATCTCGCATTCTATATTCGAGTGAAACTTTAAACTTTTTTGATTTAGTCATGGCGCGGCCTCGTATTTCATTTAATCACCGTTTAGTTGGCCGAGAACTACTATAGCTGTATGATTATCATATACGGCAAAATCATCGAGGGCTTTAAGTGCCGGCAAAAAGAGTTGGTAGATTTCGTCAATCGCAGCATCTTCGTCAACATACTCATGTAGGCTAGTATTTCTAGAAAATATACTTTCTATCTTCTCCTTAATCTTGGGTTCGTTGATCATTAGAATCCTCCGTATTGCTTGGAAATTGGTTTTTTTCCCAACAAGATCGACAGCATCCTTATATTGATTTCCGCACCATAGACATATTTTCTCACTCATTCCTCACCTTACGCTTATTTAGTTAGGCGGCTGTCTATC